TCACCAGCAGCATCAAACTTCAGACCAATAAAGTATTGCTCGTTTGGATCTGCTGAGAGACCCGCATCCTGCCATACCTGCTGACCCATCTTATTGATGTCTCTTGCCTCAAACGCAACTTCCAATCCTACGGTTATTGCACCACGCAGATCAGTAATTGCACTCGCATACGCATCATCATCTTTTGCTGTCACCTCACCATCTGAAGTGTACAAACCAACATCACAAGTGTTAGTTGTTCCAGAATCTAGGTCATCACAAAAGATCTTGATGCTGATCACCGCTGCATTGGTTGGTACTGGAGCTAACATTACAGTATCACCAGCACTTAGATCACCAGAAGCTAGAGCGATTGTGCCACAAGCGACTCGCATTGAGCCAGCCAACTGATGCGCTGGCGACATAACCTGTGGATCAGCAACAAAGTTTGACGCGAGAGTTTGATTTACATTAGCCATGATTTATCTCCTTATGCGTCTTCATCGCAGATGATTGAAACTACTTTCTCTTCTTCCATGCGAGTCGCACCGAAAGTTGCACAGTAGTAAACCTGAGTTGAGAAACTCTTATCAGCACGTTCCTCAATCCGAGCCATCACATCTTTTCCGACTGCTAGCTTGATTCCATCAGAAGCAAACGCGATGCAAGTTCTCTCATTATTTGATGAGTTGAGTGCAAGACGGTTACTGACGATAAACTGGAATCCAAGGAATGAATTAATCTGGCCTTGAGCTAAAGCTTTGACAGTATTGAAATCACTCGATGCTACCTCGGTTGTCGAAAGCAGTGATGAGATCTGAGCCGGACCAACCACGATAAATCGTGGGATTGATGGATCAACTGAGTTTTTATCAAGAATCTCTTTTGCTGATAACAATTTAGCAAGTGTCAAATCAGCATCTGTACCACCACCATCTGAACCAACATCACCGTCAGCAAAGATTTGCTGGGTTGTTGGCAATGCTGTAGCTGTTGTGCCAGCCTTTCCTGTGCTTGCTGATCCAGTGGCTGCTGCAATGATTGCATCATCCATTGCCCGACCAATCGCATTTGCAGCAGTCTGAGCATAAGCTGATGTTGGATCAATCAACAAACGTACTTTATCGGCATCATCAATCAGATCAGCCCACTCATAAGAATCCATAGTCACCATTCTTCTGGAATGCGGAGTATCCACAATCGGAGTATCGGAGTGACGCGATGTACGCTTGATGGCTGCTGATGCACCTATTTGATCAAAGAAAGCTTTTTCGCCTGTAACAGACTCCTCGCTTACTGCACTACGCAGTAATGATCCACGCTGCTGTGAGAGCAGAGTGACGTTGCTGGAGAACTGATTTACAAACGCAGTTGTAATTTGTGTAGACATATCTGTCCCCTTCCACTTAGCTAGAAAAAACGCCTTCTCGCTACCCTGTGAAACAGGACGATTATTTATTCAATAGTAAACAGTACGCTGTCAACGCCAGGGGCTTTCGCTTGTCCTGGATTATTTTTTCTTTCTGGTGCTTTTCCCTTGGGCCGAGGCTTATCAAGTGGAGCTATACACCATTCAAGATTTTCTTGTGCGAATTTTAGTCTATCTTGATAAATCGCACCTGTACCATTCTCTAATGTTAATCGCAAAACTGCAAGCTTAAACTCACGATCATTCATTAAGCAATCTCATCTGGATAAAGCATACCCATGTATTTTTGTACTTCTTGTACATAATGATCATGTTGTGCATGACGACTATCAAAGTATGGACTATCCTTTGCCTGTAACTCTCGCAACTTATCTTGCACTTCTGCTGGTGTCATAGCATTTGTTGACTTCGCGCCAATGATCGTATCCTCGCCGACCTTATCAGCAATATACGAACCGATGTTTGCTAGAAGCCTTATGACCTGTGGGTTGTCTCCCATCAAAGTACCATCTGCCAAAGGAAGCTCAAGAAACTCAGCATCTCCAAACTGGTCAATCACATCATTACCAAGATTCAGAGCATCGTTGTATGCCTGACCATACTCACTACGCAACTCGCGCTCGACTTCGCCAACGTAAGCTTCATAGTCAGCCTGGTCTGCTTTGACTCCTTCAATAGCTTTCTGATTCCATTGATCAGCCAGTGCTTGCGCCTGACGTTGCGTTAATCCTGCTTGATGCGCTGCTGATGCGAACCAATCAACCATGCCCTGATCTGTCTGCTCACCCTCTGGAATGTTGTGAGTGATTTCATATCCCTCACTTGATTCCGGCATACCAAGTCTTTGAAATATCTGTCGATAGTCATCATCAGTTGCTGACTTACCAGGCAAAGCAATCTTGTCAGCACCAATCATTGATTGAGCATGAACATAACTCTTTGCCAAAGCACCAATATCATTAATGTGTTCAAGTGAGCGATGACCCCTGACTTCCTCTGGAATACTATCGCGCCAATCAGACTGAGCTACCTCAACGCCTTCCGCGCTCGAGACTTCAGCTACCTGTTCTTCACTCATCAGTTTGTTCCTTAATCATGTTATCGGACAGCATGGATTGTAAGAACAGAATGACTGTGCGCTGTCCTTCACAGTACGCCTGTTCGTGCGGATCTGTTGAAAATGTTGTACCAAATATATGAAATCTTCTGCGTAGGTCATCGAGAATGACCTCACCGTCATCAGACTCAAATAATGCTTTGTATCTTGCTTTTAACTCTTTCGGAGTTCTCATGCTGGAGATTCATCCCACTTCAGTGTAATTGTGCCGTTGAACCTGGACTCGTTCTGATCCTCTGGCTTGTTGCGTAGCCCGCTTGGAGCAAGCTGCCTAACATATTTATCTTTTTGATCAACCTCGACCCTTCTGCGCTGTACCTCTGCCATCGCAAGCTTTGGATCAGTCGGCAATGGAAGCTCAACAATATCCATTATTTCGTCGCGTAAAACCTCTGCCTGAAGAGCTCGTGCTTTACGATACTCAACGTAAGCCTCATCAGAATCCTGAACGTGACGTAACACCGTGCGCTGATTTGGAAACTCATCTGACTGACAAATCCTGCTCAAACTTTTGCCATCAGCAATCTGCTCACAAATCTGTTTGAACTGCTGGTTGGTTACCCGTACCTTTTTCGTCATTCGACCGCCCTTACCATTGGTGCGGCATTCCCCGCAGCCTCTGCAAGCTGCATGATCTGCTGCTGCTCAGCTGCCTGTGCTTGCTGCTCTTGCCTCATGGACCGCATTTGTGCTACCTCACCATCGCCACGAATTGTAGTTGCTGGAATCGACAAGGTCTTCAGGAGATACTTCGCCATCCCATCTACATCGATATAATCCAAGACTTGCTGATCAAGCTGCGCTAGCGGCCCAAACAACTCAAGCATTCTCAACGCAGACTGAACATCACCCTGTTTCTGCGCTTTCGCAAGTGGTGATACATACTCAATTTCAATCTGCGAATTCCGCATAAAGTCAGGGGCAGCTGCAAAAGTTTTTTGCCTTACCATAAGATTGTAAACCCGTGAGATCAGAGGCTGTAGCAGCTCGGCCTGAAGGCGTCCGAGAACAGGTCCGAGCAGCCGCATTTTTTCCTCTGTGCGCTGAACCACTTCAGTCGCGGTCATCTGTGGTCCCTGCGAGAGAATAAGTTGATCAACATAAAATGAAGATCGAATCGCCTGTCTTCGCTGCTCTTCCATGTTCAGCCCAAGCGGGTTGTTTGCCCCAATATTCAAAGGCTCGATCCGATCTCTTGTGCCACTGCGATAAAAGTTTAGTCCACCAGGAACTGTACGAATCGGTAACATAAAACCGTCATCAGGGACTAGCAGCGGTGGGTCAACCTGTTTCTGCGCTGCCCTGATTGTTACCTCGCTCATCTTGTTAATCATCTTGATATCAGGCAGAGCTGACATCGCTGGCGATCGACCGTAGCCAATCTCAAAAGAAGCCTTCAAAAATCTTGGCGCGACATAAGGGAACTCGTCAAACCCAGACTCAGACAAAATCTTTTTATTTTTTGGGTCAATGTAGACCGATGCAAAAGGTTTATTTTTGTTGTCAACCTTTACAGGATCACGTTCATCTCTTGGATAGACCGCGTGAATACAACGAATCTTTTCATAGGGATTGGTATCCGCTCTCTTCAGAATCCCCTGGTCAACAACATCCGAGCCAAACTGATTGATGAAAGCCCGTGCTGGCATATGAAACTCGCGGTAAACCGTATCCACCCGACCGCTAGAATCCTCTGAGAGAAAGATCTCTCGACAGTGCCTGGTTGAAAACCTCACAAAATTCTCATCATCCTGCTCGATAAACATCACCGCTGTGCCGAAACAGATCAGATCATGGTAAAGCTCATGTATTTGTTCCTGGAAGTTAGACCTAGCAAACGCCATATACATGTCGTCTTCAACAGACTCAAGCCATTCTTTCGCTGCGTCATCGCTATCAAGATCACGATTTCGATAGCGCAGGGAAAACCAGCGAGTCGCTGAGTTGGTCAACATCCCGTGCAGAGATGCTGATAAAAGCTCTGCTGCTTGGATAGCGGTTGAGTCAAAAATAAGTTCACTACGTTTATCCCCATCAGTTCTCTTTTTTGTGACATCGGCTTTTCTGGGAACAACAAAATCAGCTATCTCTTGCCAGTGAGATTCCCAGACTTG